GGAACTGTATACAGCGTGGGTGTGCAGCGTGGCGTTAAGGGGGGTGGGGGGCGGTGGGGGTCGAGGTGGCCTGGGAGCCTTATGCGGTGGGCCTTCCGCCTGCTTTCACGGGTTTAAACGGCTTCACGTTGTCCAGGAGATCCAGGCTGGTCTTCAGTTCCGCCTTGAGTCTGTCGGTGGATATCTCTTCCACCTTCTGTTCCACCTTGTCTGTGAACATACCCACTGCCCTGCCCATAAGCTCCAATGCCTTGAGCTTGGTGCCTTCCTGTTTCGCCTCCTGGCTATGCCTCAGGAGTTCCTCCATAACGTGTCTACGGGTCGCTATGGCGTCATTCACAAGGGTTTCTTTGGTGGAGTTCCAGAGACCTTCTACTAGCGCACTGATATGGGGTTTACGCAATAGATTGTTTGCGCTCGATGCATGGCTTGCTGAGTTGTTACTCTTTACCTCATACGCCTTCTCGTATGCCTCTCTGGGACTATGGCCCTGAATGATTAGTGATGCGAATGCCTTTTGTTTTGCAGTTGTTCTTCCTACCTTTACTTCCTTATGTCCTATTGGTCTTCCGTCCTTACGTCTTTTTACATTGACCTTTGCGACCGCCTGCCGCTCCGCTTCGCTAATCTCTAGCCCTCCGAGGGGTTCACTCGCACTATCGTCTTCGTCAACCCTTGCATCATCTTCCAGTTGCTCCAGCACCTTATCCCGATCCATCTCCAGCCCCTTTCCCTGTTTAAACCCCAAGCATAGGTGGATCAATTCCTGATCCTTACCCTGCTCCCTGGTAACGTCTCTTTTTGACAACACCTTGCACAACCTGTTCGCAGGATTTTATTTTTTTCGTCTCTTTGTTGCAACAGTTCTAAGGATGTTTACTAGGGATTTCCACTATTTTTCATCTTTTTTCGGTCAGGGGGGTTGACAAGGTTTAAACGACTCTGAAAGCATTCAGTCTCGTAGTTTACTTTCACTTTCAATCTTATTCGGAGGCTCAACCATGACCAAGCAACAAGCACTGATCTGCAACCATGCCAAGCAGTTCGTTCTGTCTAACCCTGACAATCAGGAGATCCTCTCTTGGGCGGCTCGCTCTATCTCTGCTCTGGTTCGTTCTGCCAGGACTAGGAGTCAGCAACAGGCGATCCTGGGCTTTGCCTGCTTCCTGAACATAGATGATCACCCTGACTTCAAAGTCTGACTGACGAGGCTTCAATAGCCGAAACCCCTTCGGGGGTCTCAGACAATCAACCGGAGGCTCAAAATGAGATTGAAACCGTTCCTGTACAAGGGATTCGTTGTGGAGGTAGAGAGAAGAACCGTGCTGACCGATCCCCGATGCGGCTGGACATGGGGCAAGAAGCGTTCCATCGCCTCGTTCTATGCCTACAACCCCGAGACAAATCAACGTGTCAAGGGGGGCGGGGCGATCCGCAAAGCCAAAGAATCAATCGACAAAATCCAACATCAAAGCATCTGCCAGGAACCCCAAGGGGGGGGTTGACAAGGTGGTGTAAACGGTTGTATCGTCTTATCTGGTTTACTTTCATTCATTCATTCGGAGGCTCACTCTCATGCAACAACGTTTCCAAACTCGGGAAGACTATCTGGTTCAGGCGGTTGCCGAACTGCGTCCGGTCTTCGATGCTCTCAATCACCCCTTGCCTGCCGCCATTCGGGTTGCCTGTGGGTTTCCTTCCAATAACGCTCGTGCCGCCAAGAATCGGGCAGTCGGTCAGCACTGGTCTGGCAAGGCTTCTGCCGATGGTACCCATGAGATCCTGATCTCGCCGGTCATTGCCGATCCCGTTCGGGTCTTGGGCATCCTGGTGCATGAGTTGGCCCATGCCGCTACCGATGGGGACGGTCATAAAGGCCGTTTCCCGGCCCTTGTACGGGCTCTTGGCCTTGAGGGTAAGCCTACCGCTACGGTCGAGGGTGATCGGTTCCGGGCTGAGTATCAGTCCCTCCTGGCTGACCTGGGCGAGTATCCCCATGCCGTGCTGAATGCCGGTGTAAACCGGAAGGTGCAGTCAACCCGGATGCTCAAGGCCTCCTGCCCGTGTTGCGGGTATACCGTCCGTCTGTCTGCCAAGTGGGCAAGCCTGGGTCTGCCGGTCTGCCCTCTTGATGGTGATTCTCTTGCCCTGGAGGGTTCCGACAATGAATAAGACCAAACTGGAACTATCCCGCCTCCCTTCGGGGACGCTGATCGCCGCCGCCAATGCTAGCCGCCCCGCTGGTTTCCCGGCCCTGTCTGACAAGGCCAAGGCCATCGAGGATCTGGTTGATCGGGTCGAGCAGGGCTTCATCACCATGGAAGAGATCCGCCAGACCCGAGCGGTCGAGGTCAGCGTCAAGGCTCCCGAGGTCAGCGAGGCCTTGGTGCGTGTCGATGCCGCTCAGTCCCAGGTCAATGCCGCCCTTGCGGAACTGAACCAGCGCCTGCGGAACGTAGACTCCCAGGCTCAGTCGGTATTAGAAAAGGCCCAACGGGACGTTGCCGCCAAGCTTGCCCAGGTGCGTTCGACTGACACGGCGGAGATCCAGAACTCGATCTCGGCTGAGGTCTCCCGAGTCTTTGATGCGTTTAAACAGGCAGTGCCTGAGGAGCGCCTGAACGAGATCGCCTCTGCCCTTCCCTCATTCACTCTGATCCGGGCCGGTGACGTCTTCCCCTGCACGGTGTACGGGTCGGTTGATTTCTCGGATCTCCTGGTCGGGATCTGGAACGATCCATCTGCCCCGGCGGTGGTCGAGGACTATGTCTTCAACCCTGCCCATCTGCATCAGGCCCTGATCGCCCTGGACGATCCTCTGCCGGATAACGTCTGGCTTGCTGGTGAGCGGGGCACGGGCAAGACCGAGTTTGTGACCCAATTGGCGGCTCGTCTGAAGAGGAAGCTTGTGCGGGTCAACTTCGATGAGGCCTTGGAACGTGCGGATTTCATCGGTGCCAACACCATCTCTGAAGGGTCTGTGATCTGGAAGGAAGGCATCATCACCAAGGCTATTCAACACCCTGGTGCTTTGATCCTGCTCGATGAGGTTGGTTTCGCCAGGGCACAGTCGATCTCGGTGCTTCATGCCCTGACCGAGCGGTCTGTCCACCGTGCGCTGACCGTTGCCGAGACCGGTGCCCGGATTCCTGTGGCCTCCCATGTCTGCTTCTTTGCGGCTGACAATTCCAACGGTCACGGGGATTCGAACGGGGTCTTTGCCGGGGTCAGGGAGCAGAACACCGCCTTCCTTGACCGGTTCGGATTCACCCTGCGGTTTGAGTACCTTGATGCCGTAGATGAGGCCGATCTGATTGTGCGCCGCACTGGTCTGTCATTGCCTGCGGCTCAGATCATTGTCGACTTCGCTGGTGCGGCACGTCAGCAGGCAACCAATGGCCTGTTGACACAACCCCCGAGCCTGCGGCAGTTGTTTGCCATGGCCCGTGCGGTTGCCAAGGGTTTGCCGGTCGAGATCGCATTCCGCAATGCCATCATCAACAAGTTCCCTGCCGAGTGTGAGGCAGAACTGACCGCCCTCTATTCGGCTCGGATCGACGAGCGTGTTTTTCGGGAGGCCGTATGAAGGGTTTCGAAATCAAGATCGCAACCGAGGCAACCTTCGAGCGTTTAAACGCCCATGTCAAGGGGTTCAAGAAGATCGACTTCGTTTGGGGTTACCAGACCGCAGGCATCCAAGTGAGGGGGGATAAGGTCGAGGTCTTCTTCCCTGCCATCGATGAGACCAAAGAAATCAACGTTGGTCTGCTGAATCGCATGGTCGGGTACGTCTGCCATGAACTCGGGCATCTGTGGTTCACAGACAACGGCGTTTGGGATAACACCGCCAAGGGTGACAAATGGATTCATTCACTGATCAATGGCCTGGAAGATCCACGCATCGAGGCCAAGGTCATTGAGTCTGGCTTCGCCGGCAATTCTCGGAACCTGTTCACCGGTCTGGTAAACCATATCGTGGGCGGTGAGATCCCGACAGACTTTCGGAACATCCCTTTCATCCTGGCGGTAGAGGGTCGGCGTTTAAACGGTTACTCGATCCTGGCCCCGCAGACCTACCAGCAGACCCCCTGGGCGGCTGACATTCAGTGGGCATTGGACGAGGCCCACGTTGCCCGGAACACCGCCCGGATCTGCACCATCGCCAAGGAACTCGCCAGACGGTTGGCTGACCAGCAAGACCAGCAAGACCAGCAAGGTAATCAAGGTCAGCAAGGTGAGCAAGGTGACCAAGGTGACCAAGGGGGCCAGGACGGCTCCCAGGGTCAGGGTGAGGGTCAGGGTAAGGAAGAGGGCCAGGAGGGGCAGGAAGGGGCCAATAAAGGGCAGGGCAAGGGCAAGGGGCAGGGCAACGGCGGGGTGCGTTCAACTGAACCCGCCGACTGGATCAATGAGGAAATGGAAGATCACTCCCCCAAGATTGCGATGCCCATCATTGAGAAACCTGAATTCTTTAAGTTCAACGCACTCTAGGAGCGAACATGGAACTGACATTCAATAAGCAGTCTGCACTCTCCCGGTTCACCGCCTGCAAGGCAACGACAGTCAATGGTTCTACCCGTGCGAATCTGCTCCGCATCCTGCGGTCTGCTGATCTTATCGGTCGGTCGAGTCGGGAAGAGTCGGGCAGGCTGGATCGCCGGGGGTTTGTTCGGTTCTCCACGGGGGACGCCAACATCTTCTCCCGCCGTGATGTTAAGGAAGCAGAAAAAGCCGCCGTTCAGGTGCTGGTTGATTGCTCCGGCTCGATGGGGTCTTCCATGTCCAAGGCCCAGGAGGTGACGGTTGCCCTCGGGGATATCTTCGACAAGGCCAAGGTTGCATTCTCGGTGACCGGCTTCACCACAGGGAACTCTTCAAGCCTGGGACTGGTGCCCATCAAGGCCTGGGGCCAGACCTTCCGGCAAGCCGCCGTCACCCTCGGTGCCATCGATAAGTTCTGCATTGGCGGTACGCCTGACTATCAGGCCCTGCACTGGGGGATCGAGCAGTTGGTACAACGCAACGAGGGCAAGAAGGTTCTGTTCATCATCACTGACGCCTGCGGGTACCGCAAAGAGCAGATGGATCAGATCAACAAGATCGCCAAGTCGTTCGGGGTGACCATCGTTGCCATCGGCATCGGTCGGACAGACGTTGAGACCTTCTTTCAGTACGGCGTGAACGTAACCAGCGCCAAGAATCTCAGCGGTCACGCCTTCAACACCCTCCTGAGGGCGGTCAAGTGAAGGTCTACATTGCGATGTACCTGTGCCGGGGGGAGTGGGTTCCCCTCGGGGATATCCCCCACGCATTCTGTGCGGAAGAGAATGCCTGGAGAGCCTTGGAGGTTGCCTTTGGGTATGACCCGTTTAAACAGGCAGTCATCTCGGTGGACTCCACGCAATACGAGGAAGGCTTGAAGGGTTGGTTAAAGAAGGGTTGACAGGGTTGTTAACAGTTGTATACCATTGAATCTTTTAACGGAGGCTCTATGAAGATCAAAACAAGTGAACTGCAATACGTTGCCCTTGATTGGGCGGTGGCGAAATGTTTGGGGCATCGTGTTGTAGAGAACTACGGTGCTTACATACGGATATATCTGCCTGACCAAAAGCAATCAATGTACACGCTGACTTTTTGCCCATCAGCCGAATGGTCACAAGGTGGGCCGATTATTGAGCGGGAGAAGATCAGCCTTCGTTACGACTGCATTGACATAGGCAACGGCACGTGCGGTTGGGTTGCTGAGTCTTGGGATAAAAGTGGGGAACACTTTGAAGAGAATGGCCCAACCCCTTTGATCGCCGCCATGCGGTGCTATGTCGCAGGAATGCTAGGTGATGAGGTCGATGTACCCAACGAATTAACGGAGGCTCTATGAACGAACAGGCACTGTATTTAATTCAAGACGCAGAGGTCATCCAAGTCTTTGAGCAGGAGGTCTGGATCAAGGTAGACCGGGAGATCTTTGAAGAGTTGGTCTCGGTCACGGACGAGGACAGATCAGTGGGGCCAAACCGATGAACCAATTATTTTTCATCTTTTACTTTGTCGTTTTGGCGTGTATTGCAGGTCTCATCTTTTTATCGGGGGTTTAAACATGAGTCAACAAATTTATGAAGAGCGCTTCATCGAGGAAGAGGCACAGGCCAAGGAGTCTGTCTACAAGGTTCAGCAGATCGGCCTGATCGATACGGAGTACGGGCAAGACCAGTACCTCCTGGTCAAGGACAACGAGGAAGGATTCCCAGACGATACGAGCCTCCAGATCTGCTGGACATATTTCCGTAATCGATGCTACCGGGATACCGACACTCCGGGTGCGTGGTACTGCCATCGGGTATCGGTGCTGGAGACCCACCGGGGGGATTCGGTGATCGTCATCATTCACAACGAAAGGAATGTCTGATGGTTACCTACCAGCAAAAGCAGATGGTCGAGAAGTTTCAGTTTAACGGTGACTTCTTCGCATACGCCCTCTGGATGCTCCAACAGAAACCAGAGGAGAGGCAGGCGATTCAGGACTACTGGTTCTGGTTGCTATCGGTCAAGGAAGATGCAAGGGGACTGCAATGAACTGGATAAGAAACTTCTTGTGGTGCGATACATGGTCTGAGTTCTTCAAGACCTTCGGGATCAGCATTGGTTTACTGTTTTTCTTTTGGGTGTTTATCTGGGCGATGTATTTATTTTTCGGAGATCTGTGATGCGAAACTTTACTGAGGAAACCAAGGCCCGATATCTGGAGATCTATACACTACGTTTAAACGGTATGACCTACCAGGGTATCGCAGACAAGTATGGGTTCACACGAGCGAGAGCGTTTGCGATTTGTAAGATTGCGAGGCAGTTTTTATTGCCGCCCGAGCAAGCCTCAGTTCAGCAATAGTGTTGTTGATCTCATCGATGGCCTCCTCGGTCTTGTGGTCGAGGAGGTTATCTTCGATGGAACGGATCTTCTGCTTCGAACGGATTATGTGCAACGCATAGTCGATTTCAAAAATCATCTTGAACTTCCTTATAGGTTCCGGTTTCTCTTTGGAATTGCAACTTCATCTCGCCCTGCGTTCCAACCCAACGATATCTGCATTTCCAGATCACGATCTCGGTATGGAACTCCTGGCGGTGAACGGTTAGGCCTACGTCTGCCTTGGCCCACCATGCCATCGATCCAGAGATAGACATTCCATCTGGCCTTGGCAGTTCATTGCCTGATCTCTGCATCTTGGCGGGGTGAGCAACGAACCAGACGTGTACGCCGTAAGCCTTGGCAAATGCCTGGATCTTGGTAAGCATATTACTGATCGACTCGGTCTCGGTCGTGTCCCGGCTGGTCTCGATGTAGTTGTATGGATCGATGACCGCCCCCCGGATTCCTGTTCTGGATACCGCCACCTTGAGGCGGGAGAGAATGCTATCGATGGTGGCGGGTTCGGCTGACTCGGAGGTGAGAAACGAGAAGTGATCGTCTACCCATTTAAACGCATCCTTCCTTTCGTCGTCCGACATTCGATTGTCGCCATTGAAGAATCGTTTCTCTTTGTAGATCTCCATCAATCTGGAGATATGGATCTCGGGTGCGTTCTCAAACGAGCAGAGGGCAAACTTCCAATCCTCTTGCCTGCCCAGGTTTACCATCAATTGATCCACAAAGTTTGATTTGCCGCCCGATGGATATCCTGTCACCACGGTCATCTGTCCCGGAACCACGGTGTAGATCATGTCGAGGTTAGAGAATCCCGTTGAGGCTCCTTTCCCGGTTCCCTTGAACCATAGATCGTTTAAACGCTCTTCAAAGTCGGCAGCGGGGGAGAGACCTGCAACTGGATAGGGGGAGGCTTCGGCGATGATCCTTTGAACCGCCTCGCTGCCATCCTTCAGAAACACTTCGTTTAAATCCTTGTGCGTCAGCTTCACAAGCTTGCACTTGTCCTTACCGATCCTTCGGGCCAGTTCTTCTGCCAGTGCCTGCCCAGGCACGTCGTTGTCTGTGGCGATGATGACCGAGGGGACGGCTTCAATAATGTCGTTGGCATTCCAGATGAAAGAGAACCGCCTGTCCTCTGATGGGTGTACCTTGCCCTCAGAGACCTTCAGAGGCGCTCCACCAGGAACGGATACCGCATTGGGTATCCCGCACTCGATGAGGGTTAGGGCGTCTATCTCGCCCTCCACGATGATCAGTGGCAGAGAGGTGTCTACGTTGTCGATCCCGAACAGATCATGTGCCCCGCCACCATCCTGGATGAAGTCTTTGTCTTCGATGCTTCGGTACTTCGCCGCCGTTAAAGCACCACCCCGGTAGTATGGGAAACCTACCGCCTGGGTCTTGCGGTTTAAACGAGCAAACCATTTCTCGGCGGAGAATAGTTTCATTCGGTCGGCGGTCTCCTGACTGATGCCTCGGGTCTTGAGGTATG